GCTTAGTCTCGTCTTCGTCGCTTTGAGCGCTCATCATTGAAGCCTCGGCTTCGTCTTTCATGTCAGCGATTTGCGCCTCAAGTTCTTTGACGAGCGAATCCTTAGCCGCAAGGGCTTTCTTTAACTCGTCAAGGCTCATCTCATCGATGTTCATATTGACCCTTTCGTTAAGTAATACACGATCGATTTTGTTGTTAGATTGTGCGGGGCGGGGGGTGAGTGTTACGGCTAAGAGTTGAGCGTCGCCGATCTTCTCGCCGCCGTCGCGGCTAAATACCTCGCCTGTAATAAACTCGGGTGAAGACCAAAGAACGCCGCCGGCGCTCGTTACGACTTCGAGCCCACGCTCGTTATATGCGGGTATTGCGTAGAGACCATCATCTCGAAGCTCAAGACCGATGATCAAGCCGAGAGCATTACCACTCTCAGGCGGTGCGGGCGTGCCACCGCTAAACGGGCTTGTTGCGTGTTGCCAGTCAATGACGACGGGGTCATGCTCACGACGCTCATTATATACTCTGACGATCTCGGCGAGTAAGTTTTGATCGATCTCTTGACCGATGTTCTCGCCGTTCATTCGTGAGGTGACTTGCCCGAGTGCTAAAGTTTTGAAAGGGCGACCGACGATCAAGCCGTCGTCGCGCTCATCATCATCGCGAGTAAGCTCTAACTCGCCCGCTTCGCTATATGCTCTAAGAGTATTCATCTTTTCATCTGCTCGCTTCATTTGGTTAACGATCTTTTTAGCCCACCGATAACCAGGGTCGCCGCCCCATGCACCCCAAGCGATACGACCCTTAGACCAGTCGTCCCACTTCGGCGACTGTTTATCGATCTCATGACGGGTAAAGTATGCAAGCATACGCTTTGCGGTCTCGGGTGATACAGTGCGACCGTTTGCAAGGTCACGAGCTCGGGCGACGCCGACCGCCGTTAGACCTTTTTGACTTGGAGGTTTAGAGGCTCGAACTTCAAGCGCCCTCGCCGCCGCTTCTTGAACGTCTTTAGGCGGGGTGAAGTCAATATGATCGTATTTCTTAGGCGCTAGTTCGGTTCGCTTATCGGCTTCGCTTCTTTGAGGGTGACCTTTAGGTAATAGATCAAGATCCGTCGTATAGCTCTTCTTTCGCTCACCTGTACCGACGAGCTTTAAGAATGTACGAACGCGGGCGAGAGCCCATTGATTACGAGTCATTCCTGGTCGATGAGAGACAGAGAAAGCGCCCGCACCTCTTCTAAACACTGCTTTAAGCGTGCCGAGATCAACCTTCTTAGACTTCGCTTTATATCGATCATTATGTTTGTCGCGCATATTCTCAAGCGCCTTGACCGATGAGTCGCTTATCTCAATACCCCCGCGTGATCCCGACGCCGAGCCCTTCGGGTTAACCTTCGACCCCTCGACTTGATCTTTTTTCGGCGCTGGTGTTTGCGCTTGAGTTCTACGCTTAACCATGTCGACGCCTTGCGATAAGCTGTTCAGCAAGTGAGGCGATCGCACCGCCGCCGCCCTTGCTCGCCTGTAAGGTTCTCTCCATCGCTGACCGCTGCGCGTCTTCGGGTAGATCACCCGCGCCGAGTCGATCTCGAATCGCTCTCTCTAGTTCATCATCGGGAGTCAAAAGACCGGCGGTCACTAGAGTCGGTAAAGAGTTTATTGATTCGGCGAGATCGTCAGTATCAAGACCTGTGTGTGTGAGCTTAGGTAGCTTCGAGGGGTCAACCGAGCCGAAGTTCCATCGAATCAGTCGACCGACTGTACCCGCCCCGCGACGATCGACGCCGTTGATCTGACTTGCGATGATATCACATAGATTAATCGCGGCTCGTCTAAAGACGCTTAGATGTATCTCACCTACTGACCGAGCGCCCGTTTCAGTGTTACCGAGGTCGGCGAACTGAGCTAAGAAAGCGGCGCTTATTTGTGCGTCGCATTTAGTGATAACTTCGAGCGGGGCGGCGGTGAAATTCGATTGAGCCGAGTACGCCTCGAAGCTGACCGCGCCCGTTTGTACTAAGTAACTTTGCTCGGTAGAGATAAACGCTTGAGCTTGCGCTTCGGCGTCATCGATCATCGCGTCAATGTCGCCATCGGTCAAGCCGAGTGATTCAGCTTGAGAGCGATCGACCTTAACGACTGGCGTCGGGATAGCCCACCGATCAACGCCGATACACATTAGATTACTTACCCGTTGTTTAGTACGCCACCACCACCAAACCGGGCGAAGCATGCCGACGCCCTCGAAGTTTGACCCCGTCCTGTTAAGGGTCAAGAGTAATAGCTTGTTAGCGGGTATCGGTTCAGGTGTGTGAGTAATGCCGACGGTGTTTTGTAGTACGCCATCGAGATTCTGATTATCTCGGCTTAACCATCGATTATGCGCTGACGGTTCGCGGTCAGCATAATGATCTAACCATATTCGGGCGCGACCTCGGGTATCAGTGCCGACCCTGTAAACCTCTTCGGCGTATCGATAGCCGACGGGGATAAACTCAAGTAAGTAAGCGAGTTGATCTTCAAAAGACGAAGTCATCTGACCGGCGTAACCATCGAAGCCGAACGCCTCATTCATGAAGGCGGCGAGCTCATTAGCGACGGGGTCATTTTCAACACCTGGCTCGAATCGCCAAGACGCCGAAAGAAGAGTCTGTTTAAGCATATGCCAAGACCGACGGACGATCGGGTCGGTTCTTAACATCTCTTCGGCTTCGCTTACCCAATTAAGACCGGTCAAAGATGCGTTACGCTCTTTACCTGAGATGACACCGCCGCTTAACTGAGTGCCTGTAATACCCCTCGTTTTGAAGCGCGGGTATTTAGCCTTCATATGGCTTTAGATCGCGATTATCTTCTCTATTGCTAGACATAGCGCCCCGATACTGAAAACTTGAGCAGTAGACCTATTATAAGCGCCGTTTAAGGTTTTGGCAATAATACGTATATTTTGTTCAGTATATGAGGTAGATTCTTATCGGTCGCGGTGAAGTGATACAAAGCAATCGAACAAACTTTTAACCACTTAATACCGCCGCGACCCTCATTTTATTATTGAAACCATCGATTCGACAGACTATAGCTCTATAACACTTTCTGACGATGACCGCTTGCTTGGTAGGCGTGGGTCATTGTCGGGTGAAGACCCTTATTGATGAGTGATAAAAATAGGCTGCCACCTACACCCATCAATAGGGGTTCGTCTATTTTAAGGCGGTCGCCATCGTGACGGGGTAAAGCTCAATCAAGATCGTTTCGATTGCCTCGGCTATCTCTCTCGTTTCGGGTTGTGCGTGCGAGTCGAGACGAAGCCTTAAGAACTTACACCAGTTCATAAGATTACCCGTCATATAGAACTCTGTATAAGTCGACTGAGGCAAGACCGCCCGCGCTTGCTCTCTTGATACGCCGACGTTGATTAAGACCTGGTAAACTTCAGCGATTGAATCTATCAACTCACTGATCAAGCGCTTCGCGTCGCCGCCGACCTTCGGTTCAAGTAGACCGTCAGAGCATTGAAGATTAGACGAGCTTTGAGATCTAATCTCGGCGGGCTTCCAAAACTTAAGGCGCTCTGAGGTATAGCGGCGGCTTACCTCGTTATAGCTAAAGGTGCGGTGTCTCATAATCTGAGAGCGCACGAAGAGCGGGCAAGTGATACGGAAGGTCACGACCATGTGTTCAAAGGGCGATGTATGCTTATGATCGATCAAGAACTTAATTAGTCGTTTATCTTTGTCGACGAGCTCCGCCTCGGTGTCATCTCTCATGAATGAGACTCGGGCGGCGTCTACCGCTCTCTTGTCGTCACCCATATGATCGATCAACTCAACTGAGCCGACCCCGTCGCTATAACATTCAATGATCATGAATCGCCTTTCGCTTACTGTTATATTCTCTCTGTTTTATGAGTCGCGCTTCTCTCTGTTCGGGCGTCTCCGCTTCGCGTCTTTTGCGGTCATACTCTCTATGATACTTGCGTCGCGCTTCTCTCTGCTCGGGGCTCTCGGCTTCTCTTCTGATTCGATACATCAGGCGACCATAAGCGAGGCGCTCTTCTCTCTCTATCGGTGTCTCTGCTTCGTATCGGCGGCGGCGTCTCTCTCGCTCTTTAGCGATTCGCGCTTCTCTCTGCTCGGCGGTCTCGGCTTCTCTTTTGATTCGATGCATCAGGCGACCATAGGCGAGGCGCTCTTCTCTCTCTATCGGTGTCTCGGCTTCGTATCGGCGGCGATTATACTCTCTCATGTATGCGTTACGATCCATTAGCTTGACCGCCCTTCGCCTCTTTGGCTTCTTGTCGGCGCTTTCGCTTATATTCTCGTTTTTTAGCGAGTCGCGCTTCTCTCTGTTCGGGCGTCTCCGCTTCGCGTCTTTTGCGGTCATACTCTCTATGATACTTGCGTCGCGCTTCTCTCTGCTCTGGTGTCTCGTTCATATGTTCTACCTTGTTCTACCATGTTCTACGGCAACCACTCTTCGACGGTCGGGTCAAGTATGACGTCGTCGGCGGTCTTATGCTTAACGGGTCGATCTTTGGCGAAGAGCGAGAGCTTGTTAATCACTGCCGTTTGAAGATCATGTAAGTGATCTTGTTTTAGTTGTAGCTGTATTTGAGCGTCGCGAAGACGAGCGATTAAAGCGGCGCGGTCGGCGTCGCTCTTCGCTAGCTTGTCTTTTAGCTCTTCGACCTCCGAAGGGTCACGCCCTGAAGCGATCGCCATCATTGAAGAGATTGAGCCGGTTATCATACCAAGGATACCGACCAAGACGTCACGATTCTCATCGACGATCTTTACATAAGTGAGAAATAGGATCAAGCCGACAACGATGATTAAGAAGCCGACCGAAAAGTACCAGCCTCGCTTTGACTTCTGATCCTGTATCAACTCTTTATTAGTCGGGGTCTCTTCGCTCATGATTCACCTATGATCATCTTTATAAGGTTAATGACGGGGCTAAGAATATCGACGACGTGATCAATCCAAAAGAACCACATATCAAGCCCGTTCAATAACCTTAAGCGAGGGTCAACTAAGATCGGGGCGAGTATGCTGAGAAGATAGAAGCTAGCGATCAAGCCCGACCTGGTGATCAGGAAGGTGACGAGCTCGGTGAGCTTCTTATCTCGAAGGCGTGACTTAATGCGCTTCGCCCCGCCTAGTCGCTTGACTTTATCGCTACCCTTCGGGGGTTGAAGAGATTCTATCGTTTGCCCGACTGTATAGATAATCTGAGTCTCTGCGACGCCCTTAAACCTGTACTCACCGGCGAGGGCGTATCTTGTATTTTTAGGCGTAAATGGGTTCGTTCTATGCTTTACCGCGATCATCGCTTCTTTGGTGAGTAGTACTTGACCCGCCCCACATAAGCTCATAGTTCTAGCCGCTATGTTCTTTGATATGCCTTCGAGCTCAACGCCTTTCGCGCCCGTCATTGTATAGAGTTCATCTTGTTTGACTTCGACGACCTTACCCCAGTGTATCCCGATTCTACATTGAAGGGTCGTCTTGGCGGGTATACTCGCTTGATAATGTAGACCGAAGTTCACCGCGTCGATACATCGATCAAACGAAAGCATAAAACCGTCACTTCGGTCTATCTCTCGCCCGTTGAACTTATAGAGTAGAGAGCGGGTTAAGCGGTCATGATACTGAAGCCACTTCGCCGCCTTCATCGCGCCGACTCTTTGAACGAACGCCGTTGAGCCGATGAGGTCAAGTAAGACGATCGCAAGTTGACGCTCTCTTAGTTCCATTGATCGCCCCTTAGAATGATTGTTTTGACCCGCCGCCGACTCTTACTCTTCGGTTCTTCTTATCACTCTTCGACCGAGGTGTATAAGATCTTTGATCGACCGCGGTATCATGCCAGTTATAGAAGATACAATCATATCGCAGCGCGTCTAGAGGGTCTTCTCGCCCGTCTTTGATCGGCTTGTCGTTACGATCCCACGCATAAGAGCCGAGCGCTTTTCTCAGTGAGTTACCCGACGCCCGCTCTCCTCGTTCCCACACATCGCGGGTGATGAGATAGCGACGATTCGCGAAGGCTCTCTTCAGTCGTTGAACGCCGTTCAGTATGTCTATCCTAATCGGGTCTTGAGTTGACCTTAAAGCCATGCCGAGACCCTTAGGCGGCGAAGCTCTCATCGCTCTAAATGCCGAAGCACCTGTCTGATCGTTTCGAGCCTTGCCCGCTTTGTCAGCGACCCCGCCGTCTAGCCATATTCGAGGCGAAGGCGCTAGCGCTCGGAGCTCTCGAGACCATGCCACCGATAATATCATCTGAGCTAGCTGCTCGGTCGTTACCTCTTTCGGGTTGAACTCGGCGACGATGACCGAGGCTTCGCGGCGCTCATCATAAACGATGATCAGTACACTCGGCTTTCTAAAGCCCCAGTCAATCGCGACCCTTGCCGTCATCGACTCATGATATTCAAAGTCATCGATGATCATTGACTCATTAAACTCATTATAGACGAGACCCGAAGGCGGCTTAGGCTTATTCATGACCATCGCTTCGCGTTCGTCAGCGGGGAGATATTTAGTCGCCTCGAACCAATCATCAGATAGATTTTGCTGATTAACGTATGAGCTAAAGAGTAAAGGTGAATAGCCCGCGCTCTCAGCCATCGAACACCACCAAGCATCAACGACGGGCAAGCCGACCATGATTAAGATCGGCGACGCGCCTGACCTTAGACGCCCGAGCGCTTTGTATGCGACTTCGGCGCTTAGTGTTTGGCATTCGTCGATGAGACATACGCCTGAGGTAATGTTAAGACCCTCGAGCGGGTTGTGTGTCGCTTCTCTTGTACCTGGTCGATAATAGCTTCGAGCATAGACCGATGATCCTGTGTGTGGATCCGTCCAAGTTTTATGAGTGTGATTAAAGAACCACCCGAGCGGCTCAAGCCACTTTGATATTTCGGGGTGAAGTACTGAGTTATAGCGCGGTGTCGTATCGGTGACGATCAATATGCTTTTACCAGGTCGGGCGCGTGCGACCATTAAGATACTAAAGACTAAAGCCGAGGTCTTACCCGAGCCCCACCCACACCGAGCCGAGATAAACTTATCGCGCCTGATGATTCGCCCGATGATTTGGCGTTGAAGCTCGTTAAGGTCGAGCGGTGGCTTATCTTCACTCATCGTCAACGATCACCGGTCGGCGTTCGATCGCGCCGTAATGCTGAGAATGTCGAATGTAGATCAGCCACTTGACCGCCGATCGCTCGGCGAGTCGCTCAAGATGTGAACGGGGCGACCCTCGATACTGAGTAAGCGCTTCAAGGTTAGTGACGTACTCTTCAACTAATATACTCATGAGCTTAGATCGAGAGTAGAACACTAGCCCGTCTTTAACCTCTAATACAGCGGGATCGAAGGTGTCGCGGGGCGTATAATAGATCGGCTCGGCGTTCATGCGTCATCGTCCTCGCTGTCATCGATGGTCTCGCCCGCTGTCATTGCGTCGACGGCTTGTTCAATCATCGCGGCGACCATATCTTGACCGTCACTCTTCTTATTGACGCTCATGTCGATCTCTTTTCGCAGTGCCCACCGTTCGGGGAAGCGGCGCTCTAGTATCCAAGCAGTCGCTCGCCAGTCTTCACGCGCCCGCCCTTGCTGTCGAATCTCAGCTAGCATGACCGCTTCGGCATAGTCGACCGCCGCGTCGAAGAGCTCGGCGAACTCCTCATCTGACTCTCGCCACTTGTTAACAGTTGAGAGAGCTAGCCCCGCTTGAGTCGCCGCCGCCTGGTAAGACATACCCGATCGAAGGTTATCTAAAAGCGGGTCGATATACTTATCAATCTTCTTTGTCTTTCGCCCTGTTTTCTTCTTTTCGGGCTTCTGCGATTCTTGGCTCATATATCTCTCGGGTCGCTTCGATGAGGGCGGCTTCAATCTCTTTGTAAAGCTTAAGGGCTTCGTCCTTAAGCTCTTCGTCTTCGTCAGCGATCCTTAAAGTTTGGTAAAGCTGCGATAAAACATCTTCGCGCCCGCGTAATAAGTTTCTATTTTTTATATCATGCATAATAACATAAACCCTGTATTCACTCTATCAAGAGCGCCTTAAGACTCTCTCGCTAGTTCATGAGCGGCGGTAATATATCGCAGTGCTTCGGATGGCGATAAGCCGAGAGCGACCGATAAGAGAGCTTCGATCATATCTAGTCGCTCTCTAAGAGTTTCGGGTGATGACTGGTCGTCATTGTCGGCTTGCTCTGTGATCGGTTCGTCGAAGTCATATAGGTCGAAATAGTCTTTACAATGAAGTTTAAGCGAGTCGTCGCTCATCTCGTTCGCCCTTAAACCCGATGCCATCTTAAAGTCAATATCGCGAAGATAGATAAAGATCGTCTCGAATGAAGCGCCCTTACGTCTCATCTCCTGATAAGCCTTCGCGACTTCTCGTTCATATTCGAGATACTCTTTTGAACCATGACGGCGAGGTTTAGGGAAGTGACCGACGAGAGCCGCGTGATTATCATGACTCTTGTCTCTGAGTATTCGAGTTAAATGAGTGCCTGATATACCGCCCGCTTCGGCTGATACATTAACGTTCTTAGTCTGCTGATAAGCCGCGATCACGCACCTTATACCATATTCAGTCAAGATGACTCTTCGCCCGATCTTTCGGGTCTTCTCTTGTTCAATACCGAGATGTAGCTGATCATGAGTATTCGCGCTTGTGCCGTTGAGCTCTTGAATAAATGTCGCT